CACGCAACCTCACCGCCCTAGTAGGTATTGAATTACATACTAGGTGTGCATAGCCTAACCTTTGGAGGACTTTATGTTCGAATTGAACGACTTGCCCTTCAAGGGCGGCGTACCGACTCCCTCTGTAGTTTCCGAGTGTATTACAACACTCAGTGCTGCACAGGAATGGGGTGAAGCAACAAACTATCTATTCACACCTCTCCGTTCCTTACGGGACGAAGAAGTGTGGGTGATCGCTTGTTTCTCGCCCCACGATGAAAGAGCGTGGCTGGTCCCGGTTTTTCTTTCCGGTCCCTACCCTACTCTCCATTGTTCATCGGTTGCCGATGCTCTGCACGACGGTAACGTTCCAGTTGGCTTCGAGGGGCTTTACGCCTCTGTTGACCTTACTGAAACGGAGTTTGCGTGTCTCAGTGGCGGTTGCCACACGGCCTAAGGTGTAACTATGACTCTTCTGGTTACGAAGGATGACGTTCAGACGTTTGTGTTCGAACGACGCCGAGACTATCTCTTATTTGGCACAACGCCAGCTAAGGAATACGTCAAGGTTGGGGCTTACCAGTACACTTCCACTCGCACGGGCGGCAAAGTTGACGCCTGGCGTTGGAAGATCCGCCATCACCAAAATGCCGGCTCGTACCTAACTGGTACGAAATGGAAAATTGGTGGCGGGTACGGTACCCACTACGGTTCGTTCTACATTCGGTCTGGCGGTGTCCTTTTTCTCCGTTATGAGTCTGTTACAGGTAATCTGATACAACTTTTTGTGCCAGATCTCCTCACACCCGATGGCAGTGCCGATCAAACGGCACGTCAGGTGTTCTACAAGCGAGCCAAGGCTAAGCAAACGTCTTTTCGGACGTTAACTTTCCTTGGTGAGCTTGGAGAAACGCTACGCATGCTACGGAATCCCACACGCGCTCTCCGGGAAGGGTTAGGCGACTACGTTAAAACCGTAACGAAACGGTCCCGTAGAATAAAACGCTCTAACCGACCCGCTTTGAATCGTGTTGTTGGGGATACTTGGCTGGAGTACACCTATGGTTGGGCGCCGCTGATTAGTGATGCTAGAGGGGCTGCTCAAGCTCTGAACGAACGTCTCGAGAGATACCAAGGCCTTTATGCCAAGGTTAGCTCTCGCGGCTTCGAACGGAACTTTACGCAGTCTTCCCCTCAAGCTAACTTCCCAGCGGATCGCATCCTTAGGAGATCGGTGGTTCTCTCTACTTGGAGAGACTACACCGTGAAGTACTACGGCGAGGTTGAGAGTCGGCCAAAGAACTCAATTCAGGCGGATATGCAACTCTTCGGTGCAAACTGGAGAGAAGTAATACCTACTGCATGGGAGCTTTTGCCGTACTCGTTCCTCGTGGACTATTTCACCAATGTTGGTGATGTCCTCGATGCATGGACTTTCCAGAGATCTACCATAGCATGGTGCATGAAGACGGTTAGAAGCAGCGCCGACCTTGTTGGTTCGGTTACTGCCCTTCCGTCCGATATCACCGGCTATGGAACGATCGCTACTGGTCAGCCCCAGCTGAACGTGATGACGTGCTCGCCTTTGAGGGTAACTAAGTCAACTGTTTACCGCAACTTAACGACACCCGAGGTCCCCAGTTTTGACTGGAAGATCCCGGGTTTCGGCCGGAGGTATGCCAATATGGCTGCCTTAGGTAACGCGCGGTTACGGTGGAGGAAGTCCCTCTAACTGGGTGCAGTAATGTACCCTTCACATCCGCTCCAAATGGAGTATCTATGACTTGGGCTCCGTCAACGCCGGTTACTGGGGCTGCCCAGACCGGACTCACCACTCCGACGTATACTCTCACGAGTGACGTCGCACCGGATGTCAACGGCAAACAGCATGCTATCACCGCACTTGGCGGGACGCAGACTGGAGTCGTTGCGCACTCGGTGGCTGCTCCGTTTACCGTTACGTTTTGGAGGCCGAAGACTTTCAAGTCTCTCGGTTTACTCAACGCCAACGGTCAGTTGAGCAGTGTCGCCATGAACGTTTATAAGGTAATCACCCGCAAGGGTGTGTTGCCTCTGGCCGGCCAGGCGTATAAGAACATGCAGATCACCACGATTATCGAGGTGCCTGCAGGCTCGGATACGGCTGATTCGGCCAACGTTCGCGCTGCCTTGTCCCTTCACCTCGGCGCTCTGAATCAACAGAGCGCTGGGTTGGGCGATACGACAATCTCTGGTGTTGCCTAATGGCTTCGCCGAAGAGTGCCGGGTCGAGGGTCGCATGGGTCTCAATCGCAGTTATCTGCATCCTTTTCGGCCGTAACTTCGTTACGACTGCTTTGGATGCCGTCTCGGCGATCACTGAGGCCGTACGTCCCGTGAACTAGGTAGTGGCTTCACTGGCCATCTGAGGAGTAGTCATGAAGGTGATTAACACTGACTTGCTTTACTTAGACCTGCTTCAAGACCTCGGGTTAGCCCATGGTGACGACTTAACTGTCTACCCTTGGGATAACCTGTCAATCGTGAATCGGAAAGTCCTCGCGTCAACCTTCTTCAAGAAATTCGAAGACGGTATCGACGCTTCTGGACCCAACCGTGCAGCGCTTGATAAGTTCCTCAGCGTTAATTTACGTTGTGGTGCTTGGCAGAGAGAACCGCAGACATTCGAGGATGTTGTTCTTATGCAGTACCTTTCAGGGTACCTGCAGAAGTTCTTCATCTACGATAACGGTGATTGTATTCTAGGTGACCACGTCGACATTCTTTCGAATGGCGACGTGGGTCCAGGTACATCCATCGGTCCGGACCTAGAGGACTTCTACACGAAGCTCTTTGATTCGGATTTGTCTACGACTCGCTCTGGTCTTTACGACCTCTACGTCGACTATATCTCCAGGTACCCTCTTTGGCGCGATGCCGATGAAAGTCGGAAAAGCGCTTTGGGGTCCGCAGCTATAGTAGCAGGTAGTCGTTTTGGCTTCGTCCCTAAGAACACACAAGTGTCTCGAACGATCTGCGTTGAGCCCGTGCTGAATATGTTCTATCAGCTGGGCATTGGCGAACTTATAGCGAAACGCCTGAAAGGTTTCTTTCAGGTGGATCTCTCTAAGCAGCCTGACGTGAATCGAACGCTAGCGTATGAAGGCTCTGTCCACGGAGAACTTGTCACGATTGACTTGTCTTCCGCTTCGGACAGCCTCAGTCTCCGGATGCTCGAGTCTTTCCTTCCTCGTCGTGTAAACGACTGGTTGTTAAAGGTTCGTTCACCGGTTACTGAAGTGCCTAATTACGGGACGCTTGAGCTTAACATGGTCAGTACGATGGGCAACGGTTTCACCTTTGCCCTCCAGACCGCCTTGTTTTGCTGTGTTGTCGCTGCATGCTTTGACGCTCACGGTTCGGAACGTTGGGATTCTCCCTACGACCCGGATAACGTGTTCGGCAGGCGCCTCCCAAACTGGGCCGTGTTTGGAGATGACATCATAGTGCCTACGGTTATCCACCGTAAAGTACTACGTCTCCTCACACTTCTCGGTTTTGAGGTCAACAGCGATAAGACCTTCGTTGAAGGTCCATTTAGGGAATCCTGCGGTCTTGACTTCTTTAAAGGAGTCAATGTCAGGGGTGTCTATTTAACGACCCTCAGGACACGGCAGGATCGGTACTCTGCAGTTAATCGTCTTAATCGCTGGACGGATAGGACGGGTATTTCCCTTCCTCGTACAGTAACTAATCTCTTGAAGGGCCAGCCTAAACAGGCTGTCCCAACTTGGGAGAATGACGACGCCGGAGTGCATGTGCCTTCATGGGCACATAAGGTGCTTGGAATTAAGTACAGAACTGATCGGAATGGTACTCGTGTTTATCACGCGTGCCAGTCTAACCAGAAGAAGTACTCTATCCTCGCATCCCACATTTGCACTCCGGGCGATTGCCCATCCAGACGCTATAATGCTTCTGGTTTGGAGCTCTCGCTACTAGCAGGGCGCCTCGTATGCGCAGTTCGTAGGTTTGATCGGGACCCAGATTGGTTTAACAAGCCAGTCCCCGTTCTTGCCTATTCCCTGGTCAGGCCAGACCAGGTGCGCTATACGACGAAGCTCAGGAAAGCACCCGATTGGGATAGACCCGGTCCATTATGGACCAGGTACCGCGACCCCGGACGGGGAGCGGTACTTTCCTGGACGACGCAGGGCCCGTTTAAAGGTCCTGTTGGAGGAGACGGGGCGAAAGCCCCGTTGCTAATCAATTTGATTAGCGCCTGGTAGTATCATCTACCTGGGGGTATGCAG